ACACAGAACTGACCCTCGATCCCCGCGGCACTGCAAAGCGCCGCCGGAACGTCGGTCGGCTCTACGCGAAGAAAAGCGTTACGGACCCCATCACGGGGCTCGCTTCGCTGCAGGGCTATATGGTCTCGATCACCGTCGACCGCCCCCTCTCGGGGATTACGGACGCCGATGCCGAGGCTCTGGCCGCTGCACTCATCGCGTGGGCGACTGCGTCGACGAACAGCAACCTCAAGAAGCTGATCGCCGGGGAGAACTAAGTGGAGACGGTTTTCATCATCTCCCTTATCCTGCTCGCAGGGATGACCGGTTTCGCAATCGGCGCCCTGGGTGCAGTGGTTCTCCGAAGGGGTTAACAACCCTTCATCATTGATCCACGGTGGCTTGGATCCCTGAGACCCCAGAAAGGGGACTGGATGAAAAGCCAAGTTGATCTCCTAGAGTTATTCCTGCTGGATGCAGGAGACTCAATGGGATTCGACCCGTCACGTGATATTCTCACGTTGCGTTCTAGATTCGACAAGGAGGGCGAGCCCTTCCTGTCGATCGCGCTGCCTCGCCTCGACGACCTGCTGATTGCAGGTTTGAGAGACGGACGCTTCCCCACTTTCGTGGGGTGGGCGTCGCGGTGCGCATACCCTGAGTTCCTTCGGGAGCTCTGGGGCATGATCTTTGAGCGTGACGGTGTGTTGCGTGAACAGCCCAGCATAGACGCGATTCGGTGGATTCGTCAGATCACGCGCACCTTCAAGAAGGTGTTCGAGGTCTGCGAGCCTGCCCGCGTCGAGGCGGCGGTTGAAAGGTGGGTGGAGCTTGACGCTTCACTTCCCTCTCGATCGGACATAAAGTCTAGCCTCGATCCCTATGCTCCGATGGTTGCCCGGATTTTGTTCGGGCGTGTCATCGGTGAGTCCATGACCGATCCCTTAGAGGGTCGGCATGGACCGGGAGCTGTGTCAGAGCGATTCGGCACCAATTCGCGGTGGAATTTCTCCACCGTATCTTACAGTGCTGAGTCCCTCGTTGGACCTGAGTTTTTCAGGCCCACGTGGGAGTCGCTGTCGCAGCGTCCCCCGGTAACGGGGTACATTCCTGCGAGGTTGGAGGCCGTCCCAAAGACGGCTGAGAAGCCTCGTCTCATTTGTATTGAGGCGAGCTACAACCAGTACATGCAACAGGCGCTGATGCAGAATTTGCGTCGGCACCTCGAGCAGGTACGCAGCATCTGTTCCTTTGTGGATCAGAATTGGAATCGCGAGATGGCGCGCGAGGGGTCTCTGAGTGGCAGGAATGCCACCATTGACCTCTCAGATGCTTCGGATAGAGTAACGCTGGCCCTGGTGGAGGAGTTGTTCGGGTGGAATCCCGGGTTTCTCCGCTACCTTAAGCTTTCGCGTTCTCCGTTCGCGCAGTTGCCTGGAGGCGAGCTTGTTCTCTTGAACAAGTTTGCCTCAATGGGCTCTGCCTTGACATTCCCTGTGGAGGCCATGGTCTTCACGGCGCTCGTTGTCACGAGTATTTGTCGGGCGGATGGATCCTTTCTGCCTGGGCGCATTCGTGCGCTTGGAAAGAGGGGTTCTGGGTTGAGTGTCTACGGTGACGACATAATCGTTCCCGTAGAACACGCCCACAGGGTGATTGCTGATCTTGAGTCCGTCGGACTTAAGGTCAACGTCTCCAAGAGCTTCCTTTCGGGGAGGTTCCGGGAGTCGTGCGGTCTGGATGCATATGCAGGGGAAGAAGTAACTCCCTCGTACATGCGTCGCAGGTTGCCGCGCAATCGCTCCGATGTCCAGGAAGTGACGTCGCTGACGTCATTCCGTAATCAGATCTGGGTCCGGCATGGTAAATGCCGAACCACAGACGCTATCGACGAGTTTTTGATTCGTCGGTGCGGTCTGACCAGGGTCCCAGATGGGACGGACTGTGTCGGAATCTGGTCACCACGCGAAGCGTGTGAACCTTCGGACATCCGGTGGAACGGGTCCTTGCAGAGGTTGGAGGTTCGGGCTCTTAAGCCTGTCTTCTCCTACCGCGAGGATTCCGCTTCATCGGACGGTGCTCTGATGAAGAGCCTTCGAACGAACCGAGGGGGCCTTGGCCTCCTTGATTTGCTCGAAATCGAGACCGCTGCGAAGCGATCTCGGACCGCGTTGGTCACGCCCCAAGCTGGGAGCATGGACCTCGACGGACGGCCTGTAGCGTCCAAACTCTACTACAGGTGGGTGGCGGTCGGGTAACTCCCGACTGCCATGAGGGCGAC